CATAATATCTGCGTTATCAGCCATGACTATTCCTTCAAATAAACGAAGGGGTATTTTTAGGGTTTCCCCCCCTTCAGGGAAATCGCTCTAACAACGGGCCTATCCCGTTTGTTAGTTAGCGCTTAGCCTTACGACCCTTGCGACGCATGATGCGCTCCTATTGCTAGAGTTGAGGAGGAAAGATGAAAAAGCGCCGATTAGCGCTTATGCTTGCGAGCCTTACGACGAGCCATTGTAGGCCTCCTAGGTTAGTAGTGAACGTCCCCAACTTGTTCACCGACGCTTACCGCGCCGAGAGCGTTTTACAGACTTATAAGCCATTACGGCCTCCTTGTCAGTGATCTAGATGTAGTACGAGGTGTATAAGACTTCATACCACTAATTCTGTAATCCATACTAACGGGTTTTGGCGCTCTTGACAATGATGCCTCTGTCGCCCGTGGCTGAGTGCCTTTCAGCGTACGAAATTGTTGCTTTGCAGCCATATCAGCCTTCCTTCTTTTTCATCGGGACGACTTGACCTTTCTGCGGATTGGCAGCGGCCTTGGCTTCATTTTTACGCAGACGCTCTTTCAAGAGCTGCTTCATCGGCGGATCGAGCAAGTCGATGAGGCTTTCTTTGTCAATTGCTTGCGCTTTGAACAAATTGAACGCCAATTGCCGCAAATCTTCCATAAAGATCGGGCTGTTTGAGTGAGCGTCCACTTTTACCACGTAATCATTGGTAAATTGGGCTGGAATAAACTTGGCACCTTCAACATCCTTGAGCACAGACGGGTCATAAGCCTGCATGAGCTTGAGATACAGGGTTGCCATCTTCTCAAGGCTGTCTTCGACCACCATAGCCCGTTTTTTAGCGCGTGACGAACCTAGGCGGGCCAATTGCGAAGCGTGACCGGCAGATCTGACGCCTTGTTCGCCTTTACCAGATAGAACAGACGAAATACCGGACACTTCCTCAAACATTTGGTCAATTTCACGCAATTGTGCGTAAAGATCCTGTGGAATATTCGGCGCAAGACGTTCTGCTTTGGCATTTGGGATATCAGACGCCAGCAAACCGCCAGCGCGATTCAAAGCAAAGTTCTTTTCATCCAAGATGCCGGAAAAACCGGTCAGAGCTGTCGGCGGATTCACTTGCTTGGACAGAAGATCGAGGATTTCCGTCATGCGGTGATTCCGCATTTGCTGAAGGTAAATCAGTTTGGAAACTTCGGATTGTCCCCAGTAGTAATCGTATTGCGGGTTCGGGCAAATCTGAATGAACGGCAATTCGCCCTTCAAGAACATAGATTCGTTAGGCCGGTCATAAATGATGACATCTGGCTCGGCGCGTGTAACGACTTGATAATCTTGAGTTTCATCATTCCAGACATACAGTTCGATCATGCGAACCGTGTCTTCGGCAATCCGCGCCTTCATACGGTTATAACCGTACAGATCTAGGTTTACGGTGCCGTAGAGAGTTGGATTAGTCTGAGACATCACAATTCTGTCGATGCCGTCAGGAATCTGTTGCGGCTGGTATTGACCGGTTGACACACGTGACAATATGTCATCCCGTTTAGGGTGACTGTACAGACGAGCGTACAGGTCTGCTTTTGTCATGTAGTATTCTTGGGTAAACGCTTGCTGCCGGTCGGTGTACGGAACGTCCTCGCGCAGAACGCCGATTGTTGCGGGATCCACGAGGTATGGCAAGATGTTGTTCTTGTAGGGAATCAACTTGATGAAGGTCGAGTTGAAGACAAGCGACCAGAGCAAGGCGGTCGAGAAAACTTGGTCAGCGTTGGAATTGTTCCACTCGTCGTGCAGCGCTTGGGTCAGCGCGGGAACGTAACGGTGCTGAATGTCGTCAACGCCAGCGCCAAGCGCAATGTTGAAGCGCGTGGTCTCGGCGGAATATAAGAACGAGGAGAGCTGGTCGATGTGCGCGGCGATCTTGTTGAACGCGGCGGGAGATTCTTCTGGACCTGCGCCAAACAAGAAATAGGAGCGCAAAGAGGCGTAATCTCCTTGGCGCTCCGATTTGGACACTTCACACTTGTTAATCAAGTCGAGGTAGAAAAACTCACGATCATCTGGATTAGTTGGAATCCGCATGGATGTTTAGACCTTCGTGATCTTCTTTGTATGATAGGATTGTTGGCCCCGTCATGTTTTTAACACTTTTGGGATCAAACCAAGCCTTTTTTCCAGGTCCAGATTCTACATCATTACCGACCAAAACGGAAGACATATTAAATCGTCCTGTGTTACCCCATAACACTTTGTCCACGTTGTCATATCCTTTAGACGGTTTTGAATTATTTTGAATCTGCATTAATTTTTAATCCTTCGTGGTCATTCTTAACAATTGACGGTTGCAAAGGGCCAAATCCTGACAAATTAGCTCGTAACGGCTCTGGTGGTTTACCTAATTTTTCACCAACAGATTTTACAGCAGAACCGGACAATGCACTTGCCATGTTCAGGTTTCCTCCTCCTCCCCACATGACACCACCGTTTGCGGCTTCATAACCTTTTTCTTTTTCAGCCGGTTTATTGTTTCGAGTAAAATAACCTTCTTGATAATCGCCCTCGCGGGTGGACTTGATGTTTGTCATCTTGAAGTCAGACGCCAAGCCTTTGAGTGTAGCGTCCGTATTCTTTGTACGCTGCGACTTGATGGCAAACGCCTTGGTAAAAACTTGAGTTACGTCTTTGCAGCCGTGGGGGCATTCGGCCTCCCAGCCATCAAAAACCCCGTGCCGAGGGCAAGAATAAGACCTCAAAATAGCCATTTTAGCTCTCCAATTGCTCTTTTAGCGTTACTTTTGAATAATCATTACGGTTGACCAATCCTGTCTTTACAGCCAGTTGTCCGCCCCGTAATTCGATCTGATAGCCCCTTGCAACCCGCAATTTGGGGTCTTTGTTGTATTTTACGAACCTTGAATTGTCTTTGTTCCGCATAATTGACACTTCACCGCGTTCGATCTCGCCAAGCGCCTTACTCATGCGGATCTGAAGCGGGTCTGTCATGGGCGTGTCTTTGTAGATGAAGACATGGCGAAGGTGCTGCCAATGGTAACCGCACAATTCACCAAGCATAGGCCAAGACCACGGGCTTGATTCGTCCGCCATCAGGCGACTGACTCGTTTGTAGATCTCGTATTTCGGCAATACTTCAACCATCGCCAAATCCTATGCGCCTCAAATAATCTGACACATTACGACCGACGGCATGACCAGCCGCTCCGTTGTCCTCGATATGGTGATTGGCAGTTTCACGGGTAATACGCCGCGCAATCAACTGCGGTTGCACTTGCTCTGCAAATGCCATTGCAGCCATTGCAGTTGCAAGCACACGGTCGTCTTTGGCTCTGCCGGGGGCTGAGATGGTTGCGCCATCACGACGAATGGTTTTCATCTCATCAATCAGTTCTTCAGATTTAACTCTAAGCATATCGCGTTCAAAGTAATCCTTGAAGTAAGTCATCATACGCTCTTTGGTTGACTGCGTGGTGATGACGCCGATTGAGTTAGACAATCCGCCTAGCGTGTCGTTTTTGCGCCAGATGTAATTCTGCATGGACGACAACACGCCCATCAACGCTTCGCCTTGCTTTCGCGTTTCTGGGACAGACGCAATGACGTTGGCTTGACGCTTCAGGTTTCTCAGCTCTTGGACAACGGGCTGGCCGGGTCCGTTGAGTTCAAGGTTGAGGGTGGAGTTTTTGTAGGCTCCTGCAAGGTGTGCGATGACCCATGCAAATTGGTAGGTGTTGAGTTCAGAGGTAGCGAACTCAGCAACTTGATCCATGCCGTCCGCATAGCAGCGGTAGATCTGAATACAAAAACGATCAGCCCAATCTGAAGAGCCGTAAGCAGGATCAGCTCCGATAACATAATAACCGTTATCAACGGGTTCCTCCCACACCTTTAAGGTTGCAAGTTTAGGATTTGACTTCATCACTTCCGTGTCTTGGAAGTTCATGCCCATCACATAACGGTATGCGTCATAGGGCGACTTGCGGCAGTCTTTGATTGCATCTGTGCATTTGCTGTTTGAGAAGAACGAGCTGCCGGTCATCACAAATGCGTAGTCTTCGGTCGGGGGAAACTCTTGATACATGAGGGCATCGTCTTTGATACCTTCCGCCATTTTCCATCGCCACCAAGCAATCTGCCTTGAATTGATCTCAAAGTTATAGAGTTTTTTGATGTCTTTAACCCACTCTTTTTCTTCGGGCGTGATTTTTCCATCCCAATAGACTTTGTAAATTGGATTATCAGCCTCCACCGAGTAGAACTCGTTACGCCACCAACCACAGAAGATTGCTCTTTGGGTTCTAGCCCTCTTGGCAGTAACATACATATCGTGGAACATGTTGAAGCCCCGCGCCGTTGATTCAAACATGTACAGGCGCAAGGGATTCGTTTCAGCCAACGAAGCCAAAAGCGATGCGAGACCCTCTTCATCTCCCCACGAGGATGTTTCCGTGCCGTGCAAATATGTAATCGCCTTGCCACGACCCAAGCTCCCTTTGGCTCTCAAACCGGCCACTTGGTAGAACAAGCGACTGCGATTTTTCAAACTCAATTGATTGCGATTATGCGCGAGTGCAGGAATTTTATATTCCTTGGGCAAGCCATCCATGTACATGGCAAGCGTTGACCGAAACATGTCACGGTTTTCTTCCGTGTCTGTTGTCAGGGTGCCTTGCAACCCAGGATTAATGAAATGCCAATATAGATCAAGGGCCAGACTGATAGTGGTAATGCCCAACTGACGGCCCTTAAGAATAACGAAGAAATGGATGTCATCTTCTAGCCCTTTGGCAATCTCGTTCATTGTGTAGGTTTGTGTGCCGAGCAGCTTGTCCATCTTTTGAAGACCACGCTCTTTGGTCTCAATCTTTAGCTGCCGACAGAAATGATAGAACTGTTCAAGATTAAAGTTCATGACGCAACCGTATTGTATTTGGTTACGCGAGCTGTGTATTCTTTGCCGAGATTAGGCGCGAGATATACAACGTGACGCTCAGGTCTTTTCTTTGCAATGTCTGCATTTGAGCGCGTGTAAACATCAATCTCTTGTACATCTTTGAAAGATTGTTGCTTGGCAGCAACGCCGCAGCCTGGGCAAAACTTTTTAATCTGATCGCCAAACTCGGTGATGTGTTTCTTCCACCAACCCGGTGTGACTGGTATACCATAATCTTCGTTTCTTGCCAGATCAAACGATGCGGCCACTTCACAGAAGTAAGCGCGTAGCTCACCTTTGTTCTGCACAATGCTTGCCGACCATTCGCGGTTGATGTCACACTTGGTGATCTTTTCCCACATCTCTTCTTCTGGGTAGAGATCCTTGATAGCAGTCAAAATCGGTGAGTGATCCGACTGGCCTTTATAGAACCACGACAGTGCGCCGAGCTTTTTCACATTGTTGTGCAAAGTTTCCAAATGAGGCTCTGCGCGGGTTGCACCGTGTGAGTTCAGGTTAAACGTACCAAATGTTTCTTCGCACAGCTTGCCGTGTTTGAAAAAGTTATTGGTCCACAGACCGCGTTGCATCTTGTTGGGGATTTCCTCAACAAAAATCTGGCACAGTTCCTTGAACTTTGGGTGCATACAGGGATTGCCGCCAATCATGGCAATCACGCCGTGAAAGTCTTTTAAGCTCTGCAATGCCAAACGAAAGTTATCCGGCGTCATGTCCCAAAACTCATCTTGGTTTTCAAGCAAGCGAGTGCAGTTGGAACAGGCGAGGTCACACTTGTTGGTCACATCAATACAGATGATGTGCATATTGCGCGGACCGCGCATTTTCTGAATAGCTTCATCTGCGTTCATTTTCGCACCCACGGCAAACCGTCAGGAAACTGAGACCTGACCTTGATGTTGTTTTCAAAGAAGAATGATCTCAGATCCCGTTTCTCGCTCAGCCGGTAATTGAGAGTGTATTCACCTGTACCCGCACCCTGCACCTTATTGGCATCTAGTGTCGCATACACATAACGATCACCAATCATCAGATCACCTGTGGTGTGATACCAAGCCGGTGCAAGCTGCACAGCCAGCTCACGCCGCATCAGATAACAATTCAAGTCAATGAACTTGCTATACGGTCCTAAACTCTCGCAATCGTCAACGTCAAAGAAACTGCCATCGACATTGGAAAGGCTTCTCAGCGAGTAGGCATACTGGTTACTGGTTGAGGTCTCTATTGAATCCAAAACCTCTACAAGTCTTTTGATATGAATTGGTTCATACCAATTATCGTCATCCAGCCAGGCAATGTAGTCTTCCTTCACCAGATAGGCAGAGGCAGCCACAATACCGGCATTCATATAGCCATTGCCTCCAGTTCCAACAGGCAGACGACAAAACTTTGTATTTTGGTGGAATTTGGTTGTCGGATGTAAATCCGCGTTATCCGAGAACACATAATGCGTACATGGATACAATTGGTCAGCAACACTGTCTATTGCGAGCTGTAAAGTCTTTCTTCCAGTGGTAGCCGTCACCACAGCTACAGTCGGCTTCCTGATATGTCCCCCAGATGCCATTACCGCCCCCAGCCAATCTTGAGCCAAACCCGCTCATGCAACCAAAACAAGAACACCTTGGTGAACACCTCTAAGGCAGAAACGGAGAAAGCAAACCTAAGCTCTCCGGTTACAAGCAAGGTTAGCAAGAACGTGTCAAGCGTACCCATGATACGCCAGGTCACACCCTTCGCTATGCTTCGGTAATGATTATCCATGGCTCTTCACCCCGCCATAACCAGGTCTTGGGCCTATAATTGTCATCGTCGCGGTCTCCCCAGTGGTGGTGCTCTCAGAACGATTTGAACGTCCAACCTACGCTTTCGTAGAGCGTCGCTCTATCCAGTTGAGCTATGAGAGCCAACAAATTGGTGGGGAGAGTTGGATTCGAACCAACTGAGTTTCTATGTGCCGAATTTACAGTCCGGTGCCCTTCCGCCATCAGAGCAGTCTCCCCTCGTTTGGTTGCGGAGGCGGGAATTGCACCCGCAGTCTCCAGCTTATGAGGCTGGCGAGTTACTGTTTCTCTACCCCGCACATCACATATGCCTTTTCGTATCTGATATGTCAACACTACGAAATTTTTTTTGGGGGGAACTGCATGTGGGGTGCACGCTCCCACCCCCCCACTGGACCATTCAAAGGCCAAAGCGCGCGCCTCTCTCATGCCTATGACGTCTCTATCCATAGCACAGAATAGACTAGATATGACTAGATAAGCATCACGCAAACGTTTCACGTGAAACATGTCATGACCCCTACTAAAGTCTAGGTGTCAATTCTTTGACGCGGGGAAAGAGTG